ATCGACCACCGAGGCGGCCTCGATCTCCAACATACGTTCGGCGGTAAGACCTGTAATTGTTGCCATGCTTCACCTCCTCAATCCGGATTGGTGGTGGAAACTGTATACGTATCGGTGTCCAAATATGCCGCGTCTACGTTGGTCACCGTGAATTGCGTGCTGCTGTCCATCGTGATGAACTGATCGGCGAGATCGATACCCGTCCAGGTACCGTCGCCATTGTCGACCACGACGAACGAACCGAACATCTCCATGAGACTGGTGATCTCATCGAGATCCGGAAGTCTTGGGTTGGAAATGTCCGAACCGTACAGGATGGACTCCACCTGCTCGAGAACCTCAGGGTGCGCCTTGGTCGAATCGATGGAAATATGAACGACTGGGCGGTGTCCGTCTGTGGCAACCGGCGTACCCGTCACCGTGAAAGCAAACTCCACTGGGGTCAGAGACGCCTCGAAAGTTGCGTAGGGCACCGGATCCACCACAGCCATGAGGTTGTAGAGGATGTGAAGCTTGTAGCCATGATCCGTACCCTCGAGATCGTTGCCGATACGAGTTCGATACGAAATATGGAACGACTTGGGCGGCTGTCCGTGATACCGCATGCCCTGTGCGACCTCATCGGCGCCAACAAGACCGTCGAGCTCTTCGGGATAGGTGAACGCGCGGATCTTGCCAGAGAAATCTCCGGGGGTCATCTTCTGCAAGAACTTCACGCCGTCGAGGTAGAAGACTTGAGTTTCCCGGTCGTACGACTCCTCGACTCCGCGCAGTCCGTTCCAAGGAACCGAAGTTCCATCGGTCAGGTAGAGGACGCCGCGATCTACTCCAGCTTCGTAGAGCTTCTCTCCGGCCTTATCCCACTCGAGAGTGGCCAATGTTCACCTCCTATCCCTTGGTTTCGTATTGGGCACGACGTCGGGCGTTGAGTTCGGCTCGCTGTCGAGCTGCTTCAGCTTGGTTCATCTTCTTGGGCTTCTGCTGCTTGACATTGCAAACCCGGATGAGAGTGAACAGCCGATTGAGATGCCAATGTTGACATTCAAACGGGATGTTGAAGACTGTCATCCAGTAGTAGACGAGCTCGTTAGTTATTACTTCGCGCGTCTTGGGAGCACCCGGCGGATCGAGGAACGTCGTGGCCGACATCTTGGCCCCGATGTAGTTGTTGATTTCCTCGATGTTCTCTTTGGTGAGGCTGTAGAGAACATCCTGTGGGTAATCGGGAGTGAGAATCATGCACTGAACGTAAGCGAAGAGTTCTTCCTCCGTCTTCTCCTCAGTGCCGATAAACGACTTCTCGTACATCTGCTCCCATTTTGACAGCGAGACCAGAGAATGCTCCAGCTCCAGGTGCACGTCGTTGACAGTCCCCAATAGACCTGTCGATTCGTCGTATACTTCATCGCCTGGAACTGTGATTGTGAGCATCCTCTGGTCCTAACTGTCGTAGTGGGGGGCGCTACGGGGTGATGAGCGCCAGGACCTCGTCCGGGGTGGGGAGAGTGGCCTGCGTGGCCGCCCCACCGCCGTACAGCAGATCCTCGATGGCCGTCAGATCGGTGGGATCGACCACCGTCGAATCGACCACAAGCAGCGCCGTCGGCGCGTAGCCGGTCACCGGGACCGGGGAGGTGGCGATCTCCCACGAGAACGCGATGGCCTCGGGGGAGTCGTTGATCGTGCCGTAGGCGCGCTCCGACGGAGACGCCTGGCAGCCGTACACGAGGTGCAGCTTGTAGCCGGCGTCGGCGCCCTCGAGATCGTTGCCGACCTTGGTCCGGTACGACAGACCGAAGACGCCACGACCCTGCTGACCGACGATCACACCCGGCTTCGGCTGAACCGAGCCGTCCATCACCGCGAACTCGTCGGGGTAGGTGAACGCCTCGATGGTCAGGCCGAACGTCTCGGCGCCGATGAGGTTGAGGTACTTGATGTTGTCCGCGTACTGCGGCGAGGCCTCCGCGCCCGAAGGCGACTCGGTGACCGTGGTGAGGCCGTTCCAGGCCACGCCGTTCTCGTAGTCCCCCGTCGTGGGATTGGGGGTGTAGAGGACGCCGCGGTCGACACCGGTCTCGTAGGTCTTCTCGCCGACCTGATCCCAGGTCAGTGGTGCCATGTTCTAACTTCCTTTCCAGTACAAGTTGTAGACGTCGTGGTTGAGGTCATCCGCGGCGAAGAACCTGTCGTAACTGACCAGTGGAAGCTGCCGCAGCAACCCGGGGATGGAACTGTCCGGGTCTCGATCGATGATCGTCACTTCGTACCGCAGGTATAGGTCGTAATGACCATTGTCCGCGTACTTCACGTTTTCATCCGACCGTTTGTACACGATGCAAGGAAATTGCATCACGATGTTTGACGGCGGCTGGAAGTAAACGTTCGGACAGATTGCCTCAAGGGCTTCCTGCAGCTGCTCTCGGGCCATTGTACACCTCCCCAAGACGCAGGATGAGGCGAGGGAACTGAACCTCGACTTCTGTCACGGTCCAGACCACCCCGCCCCATTCCACAAAGCGAATGGCGAAGTATTGCTCGTTGGCCTCTGCGTCGGCGACGATGCTGATCGAGTTTGATGTACTGAGGTCCTTGTTCACCTTGTCCGCTTCGGACAGGCGACGTGCATCACGAACCACGTCCCCGTAATACGAACGCTCAGTAATCACTTCGGTGTAGACACCAGGAGCGGTCTCCTGCTGCACACCAAACCCGACCTTGCCGAAATACCTCGCCACAGGTCAGGCGAACTACGCCGGGTTCGTGAAGGTCCAGCTGTCCTGCTGGTCCGTCTCGAAGTAGTTCCCGGCCGTCGGGCTGGCCTGGATCTCGAGCGAATCGCCGTCGGCGAGCGCGACCGTCGAGCCCTGCGCCGTGGTGGCGCCGGTGTCGGTACGCGTGTACGTCATGCCGGTGGCGGTCGGGATCGTGATCGTGGTGCCGTCGAAGGCCGGCTCGACCGGGACGCGGAGCGTGGCGCCAGCGGCAGCGCGACGCACGACGAGAGCCGAGCGGATCTTCGTGAGCGCGCCGGACAGACGCGTCTCGATCAGGTACTTGTACTGGTTGTAGTCGATGTCGAAGTCGTCGAACATCGAGACGTCACCGCCGCGATCCGTGCCGACGGTGTAGTCGTTGAGGTTGACGATGACGCCGACGATGTCCGCGTACTCGTCCGCCTCCATGACCTCGACCTCGACGATGGCGCCGACGCCCATCTCGGTGGCGAGATCGGACTTGGTGCGCCACAGACGGCGACCCATGCCGTCCTTCGCGAGGACCAGGGCGTTGACGACGCCGAGCGTGGTGTAGAACGTCGGCGAGCCGGAGCCCTTGTAGAACCGCATGTCCTGCATGACCTGCTCGACGAAGGCGATCTTGCCGGCGTCGTCGGAGAAATCGGCGGGGGCGGTGACCGTCGCGGCGTACAGCTCGTCGTCGTTCGCGATGGCGCGGATGCCCGCACCCTCGTTGGCGCCCGCCGGGTCCTTGATCTTGTCCTCGTCGTCCACCGCACGGCCGTCACCGACCAGGATCGCGCGCGCGAGCTCCTCCTCGAGCATCAGGCGCATCTCGGCCTTCAGCCACACCACGACGTCGAAGTCGGTGATGTCGATGATGTCGTCGCGATCCAGCTTCTGCTTCTTGTAGACGGTCGCCGGCGTGGTGACTCGTGAGGTCAGCCCGAAGAACTCCTCCTTCTTCAGGGTGCCCTTGATGTAGCCGCGGGCGCGCGCCTCCTCGAACTTGAGGCCGGTCGTGACGATGTTCTTGATGCGCGTGAAGGGGCTGTGCCGCGTGCCGTTGAGCACGGACTTGACCCACTCCATGCGCCGCATGTCGAGCTGCGGCGTGTTGTCGACGTTCTTGGCGTCGGGGAACAGCGTGTCGATGTCGTTGATCCCGTGCTGCAGGGCGTAGTGCTCGACGGCCTCCTTGAGGGAACCGCGACGCGATGCGTCCTGCACGATGCCCTTGATGGCGTCGTGGCTGAGGACGTGCCGCTGCGGCTTCTCGTCGGGGGACTTCTCGCGCTCCGCCTCGAAAGCGTTGCGGCTCATGTGACGGATCTCCTTGTCGTCATCGTTGTCGTTGGGGGGCGTGGTGGCCGACTGGGCCGCCGAGCCGGACTCGTTGGCCTGCTCGAGGGCGGCGCCCACCATGTAGTGGACGACCTCCTTCTGCTCGGCCGTCATGGAGTCGTAGACGTCCTGCACCGTGCTGCCGTCGCCGGCGTCGTCGGTGGACTCCTTCTTGTCCGCGTGCTCCAGCTCGAGACCGGTGTAGATGATCGCCTCGTCGTCGAGGACGATGGTCTCGTCGCCGTGCTGCAGAGCGATGTTGTCGATGAACGCACCCGGGTTGGCCCCGGCGAGGACGAGGGAGACCTCGCGGATCACGCCATGCATGACCGACGACGCCTTCTCGAGGAGGTTGTTCGCGTAGATCGAGAGGCTCTTGATGTCCTCGTGCTTGATGAGCTCCTTGGCGTTCTGGGCCTTGTCGGTCTCGTTGAAGTAACCGTAGCCGTAAACGCCGTCGTCCCGATGCTCGAGCTCGAAGTGGCCGAGCACGTTGTCGGGATCGTCGTGCTGGTGCTGCCAGACCATCGGGACCTGGATCCCGTCCTGGTGCTTGAAGGCCTCGGCGGTGATGGTACGACCGTCGGAGCACTTGATGCCGAACTTCGTGACGTAGCCACTGAAGTCGGCCTTCGTCTTCACTGCCATTTTGACAGTCCTT